ATGGACAACAAGTGATAAAGACATACTAAAATGGTCAACTATTAAAGGTTACAGCGTTGCTCATTGTCAGGCATTTCATGGAGTAGTTTTTACATCAAAAGCTATTAATAGAATGGCTACTAAAAAAGGATGGCTACCTGCATCAATTCGGTCAGATGGCTCTAATACAATAACAGTAGAACAACTGGGTAGTTTAGTAACAAAAAGCTATTCATTATTATCAAAAATTAGGAGAAAGAAATGAGTCAATATGACAATACAAATACAGCAATTGCTTATATAGAAAATGGATTATTTGCTAAAGCAGGTGTTGAAAATTTACAAGCACAAAGAAAGCCAATACTTAAAGTTAAAATTAATGTAGATGGAAAAGATGTAGAGGTAGCATTGTATTTTAAAATGATATATGACGAAACTACAGGTAGCTTTACTAATCAATATAAAGTTACAAGTGCTGGAAATAAGATGTTAACTGGTAAAGTATTACCACCTTATGTTGCACAGATTGCTAATGCAGTTGATTCTATGGATTCAGGCAGACTTCAGGATATGGGCAGAGATGAACCTGAAGATGAGATTCCCTTTTAGTCGTTATAGTAGTACAATGTCGACATTATAACTTATCAAAACTTAACAAGAATGAAATTATCTAATGATGAATTTTGGGGCGGTCTTAGAGAAAGTTCTGGTTTATATGCCAGAGCAGTAAGACTATTTAAAAAAGAATATAATGTTGACATAACAAGAATTGCTGTAAGAGATAGAGCATTAAAAGATAAAGAACAACTGCAAGATATAAGAGAAGAAAGTTTAGACATTGCAGAAGAAGGCTTACATACTTTAATGCAGACTAAAAATGAAACAGTACAACTAAGAGCCATTGACCTATTCTTAAAGACACAAGGAAAGGGTCGTGGCTATGTAGAAAGACAGGAAGTTGATATGGATGGTGATTTTTCAGTACAGGTAGAATTCGTTAAGTCTAAATGATTTCTAAAATACAAATCCCTGATGTATTTGAGGGGTTGTTAGAGCCACATCCTATTAAAGCCTTCTATGGTGGAAGGGGTGGTGGTAAATCTACTTCATTTGCTTTAGCCTTGTTAGTTATAGGCATGAAAGAAAAGAAAAGAATACTTTGCACTCGTGAAGTACAAGGCTCAATCAGAGATTCAGTTCACAAGCTACTATCTACTTGTATTGAAAATTATGGTCTTAACAAACATTACACAATCTATAGAGATTCTATTAGAGGTAGGAATGGCACAGAGTTTATTTTTCATGGCTTAAAGCATGACCCACAACAAATTAAATCTCTTGAAGGAATAGACATTACATGGGCAGAGGAATGTCAAACTATACCAGCAGTTTCGTGGCGAATTCTTACGCCTACTATTTTGCGTAAAAAAAATTCAGAGTTGTGGTTGTCGCTTAACCCAAACTTAGAAACAGACCCTACTTATCAACAGTTTATAGTTAATCAAAGACCGCAACAGCTAACAGTTAAAGTTAATTGGGATGAGAACCCTTATTTTACTGACGAATTAAAAGCTGAAATGGAGTATCAAAAAGAATTAGACTATGAAGATTATTTGCATATTTGGGAAGGTGAATGTAGGAGAGCAACAGAAGCACAGATATTTAAAAATAAATCTACAGTAATGGATTTTACAGCACCACCTGATGCAACCTTTTATTATGGATTAGATTGGGGTTTCTCACAAGACCCAACAGTTATTTTAAGATGTCATATCTTTGACAATTGTTTGTGGATAGATTACGAGTCAGGTGGTAGACAAGTCGAACTAGACCATACCTACAAACTAATAGATGATATTCCAATGGCAAAACAGCATATAATAAGAGCAGATAGTGCTAGACCTGAATCTATAAGCTATATCAGAAGGCAAGGATATAGGATTGAGTCAGTCCATAAATGGGGCGGTAGTATTGAAGATGGTATAGAGTTTATCAGAAGTTTTAAAATGGTTTATATCCATAGTAGATGTATGGAAACTGCTAGTGAGTTTTTAAAATACAGTTACAAAGTAGACAGGTTGACAGAAGATATTTTACCAGCGATAGTTGATTCTAATAATCACTATATTGATGCTTTAAGATATGCCTTACAACCAATGATTAAACGAAAAGGGAAACCAAAATTGGCTAAAGTTATAGGAGTTTAGAATGGGAATTGAGAGCAAACATCCATTGTATATAGAAACAGAGAACAAGTGGACAAGAGTCAGAGATTCTTTTTTAGGTTCAGATAAGATTAAGTCGCAAGGTGAAGTTTATTTGCCAAAACTATCAAGTCAAGATAAAGACCAATACACCGCTTATGTAATGAGAGCAATGTATGTCAATGCTATTAAGAACACAGTACAAGGATTAGTTGGTGCTGTTATGCGTATTGACCCTGTAATTAAAGCACCTGATAGAATATTAGAATTAAGTCAAGATATTACTGGTACTGGCGTTAGTCTAAATGATTTTATTAGTAATATGCTATCCGAGCAATTGTTAATGGGTAGACAAGGTATTTTGATTGATAGAACTGAAGATAGAGCCTATTTATCAGGTTACACTACAGAACAAATGACTAATTGGATGGATGGTGTTATTGTTCTCAAAGAAACTTATGTATCTCATGATATTAATGATGTTTATGACATGACTTATGAAGTGCAGTACAGAGAATTAATGATTGATGAAGATGGAAAGTATTTAGTTAGAATTTGGAGAGAGAATACAGGTTGGAATGTTTGGAATGAAATTTACCCTACTAAAGTTGGACAAGCATTAGATGTAATACCATTTGTAGCATTAAGTGGTAATGAGTTAAACCTTAACCCAACACAACCACCTTTATTGTCATTGGTAGATACTAACCTTTCAATGTATAGAACAAGTGCTGACTTAGAGCATGGTAGACACTTCACAGCCCTTCCAACACCTTATGTAACTGGTATTGATGGAGATAGTGAACTTAAAATTGGTTCAGGTTCAGCTTGGATATTGCCAGATTCATCAAGCAAAGCAGGGTATTTAGAATTTACTGGTCAAGGATTACAGGCATTAGAAAAAGCTGTTGAAGAAAAGCGTGGCATTATGGCAAGTCTAGGTGCTAGTCTTTTACAAACAGAAAAGTCAGGTGTTGAATCAGCAGAAGCGGTTAGGCTTAGACAAAATTCTGAAACTTCTGTATTGGTTGGTGCGGTACTGTCTGTGCAAGAAGGCATTGCTAAAGCATTATCTTTTATGGCAGAATGGGAAGGTGTTAGTGGTGATATTGAAGTTGAACTAAATACTGACTTCTCTGATACTAAGATTTCTGCACAAGACCTTACAGCGTTAATGGGTGCTTGGCAATCAGGTGGTATTAGTCATGAAACATTCTTACACAACATGAAAAAAGGAGAAGTAATACCTAATGATGTTTCTGTTGAAGATGAAAAAGGCAGAATTGATATGCAAAACCCTATGAATCTTGATTAGCGTAAGCTGATGAAAGATAAAGAGGAAGAAAGACATCCACCAATGCCACCAATGAGTCCATTTGGGTAATGAACAATGAATGTCAATGAGAAAATACTTGATAAAATTACTGGTGATGCAATTAACATACAAAGGTATGAAGCTACTGTACAACGCCAAGTAATACAACAATTAAAAGATTTAGAAACAAAGATAGTTACGGAGTTAAAGGCTTCTAATGTTGTTACTGCTGTTAGAAAGCAAACACAAGACAAAAGACTCACAGCTTTATTAAAAAAAACAAGAAACTCAATAGCTGTAGCTTACAAAGACATAGCTAATTCACAGCTAGTAATACTGTCTGAAGTTGCTGAACTATCAGAACTACAAACTGTTAACTCAATAAACACATCTATTAAAGCTAATATAACAAGTCCAGCAATGAGCCAGAATATGCTCAAAACAATTGCTTCAGACACATTAATAGAAGGTTCACCAACTAAACAATGGTGGGCTAGAAAAGGTGCTGGTTTTCAATCTAAGTTTGAAGATACTATACGCATGGGCATGTTGCAAAACCAAACAACAGACAACATTGTGCGTTCTTTGATTGGCACTAGGCTCAATCAATTTAAAGATGGTGCATTACAAGCACAAAGAAGGGGTGCAGAAGCACTTGTAAGAAGCAGTATTCAAACAGTTGCCAATACTGCTAGGCTAGATACTTACGCTAACAATGCAGATATAATTAAAGGCATTGAGTGGTCAGCTACATTTGATAATAGAACTTCTGTTATATGTATGGAGTTAGATGGGTTGCAATGGGATTTAAACTATAAGCCAATAGGACACAGCAAACCTTTTCCTTCAGCTATTGCTCATTGGAATTGTAGAAGCACACAAGTACCTGTAACTAAAAGTTGGGAAGAATTAGGTTCTAAAGTAAAGGTTGAAGTGCCTGTAGGTACTCGTGCTAGTATGGATGGACAGGTAGCAGGTGGTCAAAACTATCAAGAATGGTTAGGAACTAAATCTAAAGCCTTTCAACAAGAAGTCTTAGGAGTTAAAAAACAACAGTTATGGAAAGCTGGAAAGATTAGCTTTACTGATTTAGTTAATCAGAGAGGACATCCATTAACATTGGTGCAATTACAGAATAAGATTAAACCTATTCCAAAGCCAAAGCCTAAACCAAAGCCTATTCCAAAGCCTGTTGTTAAACCAACATCAACAAAAGCTGTTCAAGAAATTTTAGCTGTACAAATATTAAAAAATTCTAATAGTCCAAAATATGTAAGAAATTTTGATGGAATATCTGCTTATACAAGGTTTAATGGTGCAGGTACAAGAAAATTAGGAACAGTAGATTTAAAAGGATTGACAGATGATGCGTCTGTTATGTTTCAAGGGTTTTTTGAAGAAGGTAGTGGATGGTTAAATAGATTTAATGTAATTGGTATAAGGGGTATATCTAACACAGGTAGAAAAAAAGCAATTGCTATGATGGGTGATGGTAATTTTTATTTTAGTAAAAAATTCTTTAATCAATATGGGGCAACTACTGACCCTGATAAATTAAAAAAACTTTATGATGAAGCAAATGCTAAAACTCTTGTAATTAAAAAACAAATGCAAGAAGCTGAAAAACAATATGATGTTGCATTAAAAAATTATGAAATTTCAGCAGAACAACTAATTGCTTCTGAAATACCAAATGAACTTATTGTTGCTTATAGAGTAGCGGTTAATAAATATAACAAACTAATTACTAAATATAATAAAAGTGTTAAAACATCTGCTAAAGAAAATTTTACTGCCAATTTAGATGCAAAACAAGTTAGCACATGGAAAGTAGGAGATGATTTAAAAAATAGACCTTGGTCAGTTAAAAGTTATTCAGCAGGTGGCGACCAAAGCATGAGGTCAACAACATTACATGAGTTTGGGCATCAAATACATCAACAGTTTGGTGTAACAAATCAATTTAGTTATGATTTTCCGCCTTTAGAATCAGTTTTAGAAAAGTTATTTAAAGCAAGGACAGTAAGTCCTTCAAAATATGCTGACCATAATCACAAAGAATGGTTTGCTGAAAACTTCTCATTATGGGCAAGAAATAAAAAAGAATTAGTAGACCCAAGACTAAATGATTTATTAAAGCAAATGGATAAAGGAACAATAAAAAACAAAGCAACCTTAGAAAAATGGTTTGGAGAATTAGATTGAATATTAAAACAAGTGTAAGTCCAGCGTTTCGTCAAATAGTAAAGTTATCGAATATAATGCCTATGACACAAGAGCGTATAAACGAAATGGAAAGCCTTTCAAAAGACCTTATTTTTTATGAGGAAGAAGATTTTAGATGGATAATGGAAGGTGTTTGGCTAGATTTTGATGAAATAAAGTAAAAAAAGACTTGACACTACGAATTAAATGCGTATAATGTTCTACATAAGGTTAAGAAACCTTATACAACTAAACTAAATAAGGAAAAAAAATGAGAGTAAGATACCTAGACACACCAACAGCAACAGGCGTAATTTGGAATAACGAATTACATGGAAAATCAGATTATACTAAAGGTCATGGACATTCAGACATAATGCAAAAATGCAATGTTGGTGATGTTTATATTAACGGAATTGGTGAAAAATTTATATGTGTGTATGCACACAAAATGGATGCAGATTTTTACAGCAAAAAGTATTCTGCACTTGACAAATGTGAAATTGGAGATAATTGGTCAGTTCACATGCAACCTA